GTTTGTATTTCTTGTATGAGAAAAAAGAGAACAGATTATCTTAAACTTCATAGCAATGGTGAAGAAGTAAATAAAGTTAGATCTATGGATTTACGTTTAAAAACAACTTACGGAATAAGTATAGAAACATATAATAAAATGTTTAATGATCAAGGTGGATGTTGCAAAATTTGTAAAATACATCAAACAGATTTAAATAAAAATCTAGCTGTAGATCATTCTCATACAACAGGTAAAGTTAGAGCATTGTTGTGTCCTAAATGCAATATGGGAATTGGATTATTTCAAGAAGATATAAGTATTTTAGCAGAATCTATTAAGTACTTAATGTCTTTTAAGTCATTTTGAAAAATTTTACTTAAAAAACAAAATAACATTAAAGCTATCAAAAGTTATCTGGTTATGTAACTTTTTGTATTTGCAAACAATAACCAAAACAGTTATATTTATAGTATATTACTAATAAGGCAAAAAAATGAGTAAGGAAAAAAAAGAATTTAACATTCTTGACACACCATTTGGTGAAGGTCTAGAAATGCAGTTTAATGATGAGTTCTCTAGTGATTTTCAAGAGAACAATTCAGTAGCACAACCAATAGTTCCAGAACTAGAAGATGTAACACCTCAAGTTGATGAAACTAAAGAAGTTGTTAAAGATCTACCTAAAGAAGAAACCAAAGAAACTAAAGAAGTTGCTAAGGTTGAATCTAAACAAGAAACTACTGAAGAGGGTTCTTCTCTCAAGGTATTTGCAAGTTGGTTAGGTGATAAAGGTTTAGTAGACTATGATGAAGAAACTTTTGAAGATTCTGAAGATGGTTTAAAAAAACTAATGAGTTCTACTGTTGAACGTGAAGTGGAAAACTACAAAAATAGTTTACCAGAAGATGTTCATAAATTAGTAGAATTTGTTGAAGCAGGAGGTAATCCTAAAGATTTTATTAATGCATATTACAATGAAGTAACTTGGAGTGATTTTGAAATAGACACTGACACTACTCAAAAAATTGTATTAAGAGAATACTTAAAGGCACAAGGAGAAGATATTGAAGAAATAGAAGAAACTTTAGATACATATGAAGTTTCTGGTATTTTAGAAAAGAAAGCTAAAAGTGCTTTAGGTAAATTACAAAACTATGAGAAAAGCTACCAAGATCAATTAGTAGAATCTCAAAAAAAGTATGAAGCTGAACAAAAGGCTGTAGCTAAGAAACAATATGAAGATTTCAAAGCTGACTTGTATGCCAAAGAAGAAATTCAAGGGTTTAAATTAACTCCTAAAATGAAAGACAATCTTTGGGACTTTATTATGAAACCGGATAAGACTGGTAAAACAGGATTACAGAAACATAATGAAACTAATACTAATGCTCAATTCATGTATGCTTATTTAGCAATGAATGATTGGGATTTAAGTAAATTAGAAAGACAAGTTAAGACCAAAGTTAACTCTGAGTTAGCAAGTAAGTTATCTAACTTTAAAGATGGAAGGTCTAAATTAAAATCAGGTCAATCTGATGGATTTGGATCTGAAAAATCTTCAGGCAACTTTAGTGCCTTTAGACAAGCCTTAGATAAAGGCTTATTATAAAATAGAACAATTATTAATTTAATATAACAAAAACAAAATGCAAATTAGTCCATTACAAATAACAAACATGAATTGGCATGCTGGTCTTACTCAAGACTCTCATTTGTCCACATTCTTTTTAACTGAACCAGCTATTGCTAGTCAAGTTATTACTCGTATTTATAACAAACAAAATGGTTATAAAAATGCTCTTTCTTTCTTAACAGGTGGAATGGGTAAAGCTAAAGAAATTGATGGTATCCAATATCGTTGGAATATTATTGGTGACTCTCGCAAAGCAATATCTATTACTCGTTCAGTATTTGATGCTGCAACTTCAGTAGGTATTAATGCTACAACTTTTAAAATAGGTGTAGGTGAGAAATGGTTCTCAGAAGGTGACGTTTTATTATTTGACAGTCCAGATTATAAAGCTCGTGTAATTTCTGAACCAATTTATGATGGTGCTGATTACATCTTAGTATGTCAATTAGTTACTGCAGATATTACTAAATCTGTACCTTCAACTTTATTAGTAGTTGGTAAAGAAGTATCTAAAGAATACAACATTGTAGAACATGATCATTCTCGTACATCAGGTGAAACTCACTATGCTACACCAATGATGTTAGAAAACTTCATGACTACATTACGTAAGAAATATTCTGTAACTGGTGCTGCTCACAGCCGTGTTATGGTTATCTCTATGTTAAATCCTGAAACTAATGAAAAAACTAACACTTGGGTAAAATATGCTGAGTGGGAATTTTGGAAGCAATTCATGGATGAAATTGAAGTTATGTTAATGTTTGGTGAATCTAACATTAAAGCTAATGGTACAACTGACTTAAAAGGTGCTTCAGGAAATACAATTTATTCTGGTGCTGGTTTAGAAGGTCAAATTGCTCCAGGTAACAAACGTCTTTATACTACATTGAATGAAAAAACTATCCGTGATTTCATGGGAGATTTAGCATACAATGGTACTGAAGATGGTCCTCGTGAATATGTGGCTTTATGTGGTCGTGAATTCATGAACTTATTTGATCAAGCTATGAAGCGTTCAGCATCTGCTTTCAACTTAGTTGATAGTAAATTCATTGCAGGTGAAGGACAAAACTTAGAATTACATGGTCAGTTTATGACTTATACAGGTTTGAATGGAGATAAAATTACATTGAAAGAGTATAAGCCTTATAATGATACAATGAGAAATCGTTTATTACACCCTCAAACTGGTAAACCAGCAGAGTCTTATAAAGCGACTTTCTTAAACTTTAAATCTTATAACAAAGGAGAACCAAATATCCAAAAAGTATATTCTAAAGATCGTGAGATGGTAACAACTTACATTGAAGGAATGTATGGCCCTTATGGACCTAAGAAAAATGGTTCATCTGCAAGTTCAGTAGATGGTTACACATTTGAAGCAATGACAGAATGTGGTATCATGTTACGTGACCCATCAGATGCTGCTCAGTTAGTGCTTGACGCAAGTTCAATCAGCTAGTAAATATAAGGTTTTTTAGAGAGTGTACCTTACACAAACACTCTCTTTTTTATAAACTAATAAAGGCAAATTATTAAAAACAATGGAAGTAATTAACAGACAGTATGTTATTAGACCTATCATACGAAATAAGTTTTCAGGTCAATCAGCTTATGTAAAAACATTAACAGTTATTGCAGGAGCACAGTTAAGTATGAATGGTTTATATAAAACTGGATTATCTAATGAAGATGAGGCACATTTTGAAAAAGAGTTAAACTTAGCAAAAGGAACCTTAAGTAAGCGTAATGCAGAATTTTGGGGAGATATGGAAGTAAGGTTAAGAAATGATAAGTTAACTATATTTAATATAGTAAATGCTTATGATGAAATAAAATTTAGAATGTTACAACAACATGATTGGATTGCAAATACTGAACATGATGTGGTTGGTAATTCAACAGCTAAATTTTATATATATGATCCAGAGGCAGCAAGTAAAATTGAAGATGCCAAAATGGAATTCGAGTTTGCAGCTATGGAAGCTTTTCATAGTACAACGGTAGAAGAAAGAAGAGGTCTGTTAAGAGTTTATGGTAAAACAGGTGTAGATAATATGTCTGAAACCATGGTTAAAACTGAACTATTTAAAAAGCTTAAAGAAGATTTTAAAGAGTTCATCAGAGTTGCTAAAGCTAAAGATACTCCTACAAGAGCATTAGTAAAAGCTTTAACTGAAAAAGATATTATTAAAAAGAAAGGTACTTACTTTTATAATGGTGAAGATTTATTAGGTAGTTCAACTGATGAAGTTGTAAGTTACTTATCGGATTTAAAAAACCAAGCTGTTAAATTAGCATTAGAAAGTAAGTTAAAACCTAAGAAAACCAAAACTGATTAATGACTGCAGCAGAACTACACTTAGAATTTAAATTTAGATGTGATAAGTTA